ATGCGAACGCAATCGCACAGACCCAACCAACTGCCGGACGCCAGCCGCCCTTAAAAATAGAACCGCTTGCAGCTTCAGCCTTGTTGATTTCAAGCTGGGCAAGCAACGCCTCTTGTGCGTGTTTCTCAGACATCGTGGCTATTTCGTGAGCCAGCTTTGCTTTCTGATCTTTGTCCTCGATGAACTTATCTAATAGCCCAGATACGGGGCCAATCAATGCTTGTATCATTCCTTTGGTGTCCTTGCTTCTTTGCCAAGATAGATGCCATACACGCCGGTCATCACGCCCATGATGACGCTGACAAACGCAGACTGTTGCGTTGTAGGTTGTTCAAGATTCATGAACCATTCTGCACAACGCCAACTCATAGCTACAGATGCAAGCATCGTGAGCTTTGCTGTAAGATTGAACTTGAGATATTTGTTAAACCAATCAGTCATCAAATAGCCCTCGCGATTGTGGTAAACAAAAGAACAAATAGCCCGAGGGTGACAAGTATAATCGCCGTGACGATAAGGAACGTCTTTGCTGCCTCTTCTCTCTGGTGCTTAAGCCTCTGAGCCTCCCGCCTTGCCCTCTTCTGGGCCTCCTTCTTCTGGCGTATCGCTTCATTATGATGGTTCAATATCTCCTGCCATGTCGACGGCTGGTCGGCTGGCTTAGGCCAGCGCATATTTATCATGGTGGCGATCTCTTGCATTTGTTCATTCAAACGCTTCGCTTCCAATACAGCGTCAATTGAACTACGGATGCCTATGTCTGTGCCAACCCCGGCTTGTTTGTTTCGCTCCTCGTTTAGTTTCTGTTGTGCGGAGAAGAGGGTGCTTATCTGATCTCCGATTTCAGCCACCGATTGAACGTCATTTATTCTGGCTTTGATAAAAGAGATTGCGTTCGAGGCCGCAGTTACCGCAGCGATTGCCGTGGTAATTGGCTCCATCTATTTCTTAGCAGTCTTCTTGGGACGGCCCTTCTTCTTAACTGCAACCGTAGGCTCAACTTTCTTCTTTGGCTTAGGCCGCAGCTTGGGGTTCAAGTCATATAGTGTCGGCATCAAAAGTCTCCCAATTCCATGAAACCATTTGTTCAATATCTTTAACATACCTCTAGTCCTTGTACAGATAAATTAAATTGCGTCAGGCCAGTCATTGATCGGAGCGTTACCAGTTTGCTGACCATCTTTCATTGGCACATCGTACAGAGCCATAAACGCAGCCAGATCAGACGCATTGGTTATGCTTGTCTCGATTGCCGCACAAGCCGTCCTGACGGAATCACGATAATTAGTTATTGTGCTAGGGATTGCCGTGGACTTTTCAGCGTTGCGAGTAACATACCAATCATAAGGGGCAAGCAAGCTAGCCGCTTGAGCTTTGGCTGTTTCAATCGCCAGAGTCTTTAGCCCTTTGGTCACAAGCTGGTTGCCGTCAGGCCCATTGACAGGATTACCATCTTCGTCAACCTCGTTAACATCCGTCAGTGATCTAGGGATTAACTCACCATCAGCATTACGCCCCCAATAAAACCTGTTGTCGTGCGGCGCAACATCATCTTCCCAAGTCAGCCCCTTGGCACTCTTTGTGTCATCATCCCAAACACTCCAGTTCGCAGGGTGTTGGATGCCGTTATTATCGACCCAAGCTTTGCCAACTCTAATTATTCTTCCGCTGTATTTCCACGGCATGACTGTCTCCTATCGTGCATTAGCAAATTTAAAGGGTTGATCGGCAAAGGCTAAGTAGATGAAAGTTTTGCCTGATGAATTATAACCGCCAGATGTATTCCTAAGTTTTACACCATTAGCTACAAAATCCATGAATGTGCTTGATGCCTCTGTACCAGTAGAACTAGCTCTAAGCCTTTTTGTTACCACATTATCGGGGTCACGGACGCTATCCCAAATTTCCCAATGCTCCCCCGCATCATCTTTATTACGTATCATAATCCAAGAAACACGGAATCCTACATGAATAAATGGCCCGTCTGCATTTCCGTTCCCAACATAGCTGCCTGCTTTACACGCACCTTCAAGATTTGCGAACACATACCCAACATACGTATCGCCTGATGCGTTTATGTAATCTGATGAGCTAACCGAAAAAACGCTTGTTGTTGGTGATGTTAGCCAAAAATTAGAACTGGTTACGGCTTGAGTCATATTCAAATACATCTCGCTGCCTGTTCCCAGAGCTTCGTGATAAACTGTCCAACCGAGGTCGGTGTTTCTACGCTTTACTAATATCATAGACGGAACTTTTCCAAGCCCATGTCCAATAGTCGCACCGCTATTGCCGTCACCTGTCCAAGTGCAAATAGACATATATTCGCCAGCAGACACGCTTGATGTAATGCTGCCATCACTGTTACTAGCTGCTGTACCGCCAGCCTTCCAGTTCCACATAACATAAGTTCGACTATTGAAATACAACTCACCAGAATCAATAGATGATTCGACAATTTGCATCCCATCTGCATTAACTGTAACAGTGGTTCCAGTAACTCCGTTTGCACCCTCTGCACTGATGGCATCTGATACTAAAAACTTATCTGTCATACTGGTGTTACCGCGCACCGAATCAAATAAAAGGTTACGCTCAACATCATCTCTATTTTTTACCCAGCTAAAATCTGGTTGAAACCCAACGCCAGTAATATTGTATGTCCCGTTTGAACTAGCTGCTGTATAAAGCACCGTATTGAAATGCTCAGTGCCATCAGTGATTGAAGGATCGGGTAAGTTTTGAGAACACAAGGCAAGGAAACCACTCGGCGGTGCGTGGGCAAAAGAGCCGTGACCATTGCCATCAGCGTTAGAGTTGGCCGTAGCTTTTGCACCAGAAAAAGAACTGTCTTGTCCAAAATTCCAAACAGTAATAGATCCTGCACCGTTTGAGCCATCTCCAACATCAAAAACGTAACCAGTAGCGTCTTTGGAAATAGCACCTTGCGTTGAATTATTTTTATAAAAGGTAACTTCGTTGTCGTCTGTGTTTACAGCTATACCGATAATATCCCCTGCTGCAAATGTAGCCCCATAACTGGACGATGAGGCATTAAGATATTTGTAACCATTAGCACTATAATAAGCTATACCGTCTGTTGAATCATACCATGAACCGCTGGTTCCAGAGACGTATGCCGCAGGATTATTAAGGGCTATACCCACTGAACCTGCTGCGTTTTCTATATAAACTTCAGCATACCATTTACCACTAGGCGGTATCGCAAACGTAGTACCCCCTGAACCATAATTAGAAGTCGGAGTTGTTACTTTTAAATTGCCCTCACTATAAGTGTGACCACCGTATGTAGATTTATTATATAAAGGGTTCCATGTACAAAAGTTATTCGTGGGAACATCAGGCACACTATCCCGATAATCAAGATTTACAGGTGTAAAGTGATTGCCGTTTGATGATACATCCTTGAAGAAAGCTGCTTCACGAGTGTCGGCAAAGGCCATATATAAAACTGTCGCACCACTATCTGATATATAACCATTATCATTAAAAGTATTACCGCTGAAAGTCATTTGAGAGTTTGTAGTTTCAGCAGCATTACTGTTTGCGCCAAGCATTTGGAGATTTTGACTTTGACGAGTGTTATCAAATATAGCCCAAGTACCGCCGTTAGTTCTTCGCAGCATAACCCATGCTGGTTTAAATCCTACGTCAATTGCTTGCGACCCACCATTTCCTGTGAATGACCCAAATTTTGAATATCCAGATACCTCTGCCCAACAATAAAGAACCATACTATCTCTATTGACATATTCATAAGTACCAATATTGACGACCGTGCTTGAAGGGCTGTCTGTCCAAATAATACTACTAGAGGTGTTGGCAGCATTACCATCAAGTCTAAGATATGAACCCCCACCGCTGTTAGCACTCTCATGATACACAGGCCATTCAGTGGCTGAATCCCTGTTTTTTGCAATGATCCATTTTGGTGCAGATGAAAGCCCATGCGCGACTGAACCAGCAGTTTGTGTACCCTCAAAAGTTACGATAGAAAAACCTCTAGCAGTGTTAGCAGATATTCTGGTTGCTGGTATTGTGCCAGCTAATGCAGAACCCAGATTAGACCCATCTATTTTAACTGACCCTGCGGTTGGAGTAGCCCCTGCACCAGCAGAGTTATCCGCTGTTGGTGTACCGCCAGCTTCCCAAGCCCAAGCAACGTAAGTATTTGCTGAAAATGTAGATGTACCGTAATTAAACCCGTCATTTTCTAGAGTAAAATAACCAGCACTTTGCGCTGATTCTGTATTTGTAAGATTGGTGTACAGAATATTATTATCGCCACGAACACTATCAAATAGCTGGTGACTTTGCGTTGTGTTTCTCGCTTTGGTCCAAACGAAATCTGGGGCGAAACCCAAGCCGCTGACACTTTCCGCTGTACTAGATTTAGCAGTAAAGGTAGCAGTATTGAACCCCTCAGAAACCACATCATCTTTGAATGTCAGATGAAAACCATTGGTTCCGAATGTCAGGCCGGATGTGTCCTTGGGCGTCCAGATACCCTGAGCCGTTTCGCCAAAGCTGTCGGGGCCAAGGCTTTGACCATCGCAGTAATTGACTTCTGCCATGTAGCCATCATTGTAGTTACTGGTAAAATTACCAATTCTGACAGTTGACGTGTTTACACTGGTGCTATTAGCAGTTTGGTTCATGATGTGCAGATTAGAGTTTTGAGACGGATAAGTTGAAGATGAAAAACTTGTTTCCTGAACTCCGTTTATATAAAGCCTAGCCCGATCTGCTGCGGTTGACTGTGTTGTATCAACCCTGAGAACCAAATTATGCCACGCAGATGTATCACGAAACTTTCTGTTAGTCTGCAAAAGCAAATCAGTACCGGGGCTACCACTGCTACCATAATCATAATCGTTTATGTAAATAGTGTCATCGTAAACTAAAATGTAAAAATGATTAGTTCCAGCGTTGTCACCTTGATTATACAAAATTTGAGAAACATTAGTGCCGCCGCTAAGTTTTGATAATTTAAACCAGCATGAAAACGTAGACTTTTTTCTATCTCCATTGGTTGTAATTGTTCTGGTTAAATATTGAGAATCGTCATCATTGAACTTTAACGACTGGTCAAGCAGATGGCTGTAAAAGCCTGTGTTTACATTTCCAAGCCATGTTTCTGAATTAAACATTTAATTATCCAAAGGCCAGTTGAGGGGCACCAAGTAAAATGCTGCCTGTTGCGCTGACTGCGTAAGGCACAATGTCCCGCGCACTCGCAGTTGTAGATAATGTCAAGCCAGCCGAACCAGCAGTTTCGTAGTCTGTCCCAAGGCTGACAGTTCTGCTGCCTGTCCCATCTTGAATAAATACAATGAAACCAGACTGACCTATGGCCTCAGTTGATGGATTAGCCAAGGTGACATTTCCAGTAAGCGTCAAAACAAAATTTTGATTAGCGTCAAAATCTAATGTAACCGACCCAGTGTTGCTTGTGTCTGTGTCTGTGCTTCCGCGTTGTGCGGCGGTAAATGTGTTGTTTGTATCCTTTGCCACAATGTCAGCATCATATGCTTGAACATCTGAGCCAATCGCTAAACCCAAAGCGGTGCGAGCCGCGCTTGCGGTTGAACTGCCGGTGCCACCATCAGAAATAGCAAGATCAGTTATGCCGCTTATTGAGCCACCGCTGATTGTTTTGTTTGTGAGAGTTTGCGTTGCAGTCGTACTCACTAATTCTGCACTACTGCCAGCCGGTAGCGTCAGCGTGTTAGTTACCCCAGCCGAGTGTGGTTGTGGCTGTATAGTTTGGGCGTGTGCATTGCTTGATTCACAATAGAGTTTGATTTGTGCCCGACTGCCGGTGCCGGTGCGGATGTCCACTAGACCATCTGATATCGTCACACCACCGCTCGAGCCATCACCATCCAGGTTTACCTTTCCACTACCATTGGGCAAAATGTCTATGTTTCTATTGCTTGTGCTGACGATATCGTGCGTCACGACATCCAAGTCTCCACCAAGCTGGGGAGAGGTATCGTCAATAACGTCATTCATATCACCAGAGCCAGTGCCAGATGGACCTTGCGGCCCCTGTGGCCCGGTAGCTCCAGTAGCTCCTGTCGGAATACCAAATGTAAAATTAAACTGAGCTGCTGAAGAACTGCCAGCATTTGAAACAGCGGCGGTTGCAGATGCCCCGGCTGACAAAGTGCTTGCGCTCACAGTGCCCACTGCTACTGATGCAGCGGCTCCATTTGACCCGGCAGCTCCTGTGGCCCCAGTGGCCCCGGTAGCCCCCGCTGGAATGCCCAGAGTAAAAGTAGCCGTGCCGCCAGACGTAGAGACAGACGCAGTAGGTGATGCACCAGCAGACAGGCCAGACACATTGACCGCTGCACCAGTGACCTGTTGTGTTGCTTCTGGGTTGCCGGTGGAGCTGTTAAAGCCTAAAACCTTGCCAGCTCTGGTAGCCTTGTCCGGTAGCGTCATATCAATGGTTGTAGGGTCTTGAACCGGGGCAAGCAGTGCCCGTGTGTCGCGCTCTTCACGGTCACCGTTCATCATTGTCATTGTGTCAAGGTCAGCTTCCAAGGAGGCCGCTGTTATGTTGCCGCCACTCGTATAAACACTTGTCCTTGCTACTGGCACGTCCGACAGGATTGTAACGGTTGCTGCATTGGCCGGAATGTTACCGCCAGTAAACTTAGCCACCCCGGTTCCGTCGGTATTCAGACCAGCCGCCGCCGAAGAGTCCACGATGTTGTAGTGTGACCCAGCAGTCTTCAGGGTGCCGTCAACGTACACCTTTACGTCAGTGGTGGCGTTAACTTGGAAAGAAAAAGAAAAGCTGTCATTGCTGCCGTTCGCCGTAGCAACCACACGCCTGACCTGATCATTTACACTAAATGTTGCCATCCTTTACCTACCTTCTACGTTTTGTACACTAATTTTAAAACAAAGTCACTGTGATAACTCAATCCTAGCATCTAGATTAGGAAACTCTTTTTTGAGCTGTATCCGAGCATTTGCCCGACGCTCACTTAAAATCTTAGAAAGCTCATCAAATTTTTCATCTTCATTAAGTTCGTTGTAATCAAATCCTAAAACTGTGTCGCTCAGTACAGTTCTCTGTAACATATTAATCAGGTTGTCATCTTCGTTATAGCCAAAATCACCGGGCAGCTTGCCGCCATTCTTGCCACCATCCACTTGGTTTATGAGCTGAACAAACCGATTATATTGTTCATTGTTAAGTTTTATGCCGTCAATGCGGTCTGGGTGTTTGCTTGTCAAAGCCCCTATACCCGTTTCACTAAGCCTAATTAGCTCTTCATCAAGAACACTGTATTTGCCTGTTTGTATCCTAATTGGGCTAATAGCTTCTCTAAATTTACCTTCGCCCTGATACTTTTGTTCGCCCCACCAGTTTAAACCGACGGGCAAGTCTGCACTGAAATAAGGGTTTCTGGCCTTGGCTTTTTGTAACGCCCCATAAAAACCCTGCACAATCATAGACGATTCAGTATAATAATCGCCGCCCATAAACGTGGGTGCCAGCCCCGGTGGCAGCATTGTGTTACTAGCCTTTGGATCATTGAGACGTTCCATAGTGGCTTGAAAACTATTTTGCGAAACCATTGGATACTTCCCGTCACTAAGCTCATTAGCGGCGTAGCTCATCAAACCAAATGATGCCCGGTCCAAATTGCCCAAAACATTAGTTCCAACATTACCGGCTTGCGCTCCAGCCCAAGCCGCAAATCTTTTGCTGAACTCTTCAGTGCTGCCCTGACCAGAAGCCATTTTTGTCATTTCTGCGACGCCTTGTAAAAACGGCATATTGCTAGCATATTCAGCGGCGGCAAGCGTGTAGGCTTTAGACATCATTGCCATCATATTTGGGTCATCTTCGTATCGCGCATATTCTGCCATATCCGCACCCATCGCAAGCATAGCCGACAAAGGATCAAACCGGCTAAAGCTGGTAAACTGATAGGAGCCATCTTCTTGTCTAACGCCAATAGAGTAGGGGGGCACCTTGGCTGATGAGCTTACGCCCATCCGCGTTGAAAAGTTTTTGCCCAGTCTGCCAGTGACAATTAAATCATCGCCATATTCGCCTGACGCTAAGTTATACATTCCAAGAGCAATAGAATTTCCTATTGCCAGCTTGGCTAGTGCGTCATCAAACTCTGGCCCCGTTATCGGCTTATTGCCGCCAATCAGAGTTTTACCGCCCGGAGCGTTTTGTTTTATATATCTATAGATCGGGCTAAAATTTAAGGTGCGATCAAACGCCTCTTTAATAATATTGGTTGGCGTATTTACAAATGGCACAACTACCCGAAGCAATGGGATAGAGTGTATTGTTTGCGCCAAGGTTCCAAAAACACCTTCAGGGGCATTTTGAAATGTCATATGCTTTGCTTCGTCTTTCATCTTTTTGACGATGCCTTCAGGCGGTTGAAGCATTGTGTCGGTATAGGCTTTTGACCCTTGAGCTTTTGCATCAGCTCTGGACATCCCAGAACGTCGAGCATTTGTGTAAGCAATCTCACCGGCCCTGAAAGCCTCACGATACAAAACACGACGCTGCGTTATGATTTTAAAATACTCATCCTCAGTTGCCAAAAACCTTCCGGGGAGCCTTGTTGCAATGCCCATCATATCAATGGCTGACTTTGTGAAATCGCCGTTATTTATATTTTCTGCTATCTCCAGAATATTATCAGTACTGCCAAATGAACGCCGCGCCCTAAGATCAATTTTGCTAGTAAAGTCAGATGTCTCTCCAGTGACCATAACCTTACCCATGAGGAGCAAGGCATCTTTTTGTGCCATCGCTAGACCATGAGCTTCTGCCGCTGCCTCACCGATATAGCGTTGGTCACCCGCCTCACCAAGTCGGCCACCTAGTGTTCGCACATTACCAATGACCCCAGCCAAACCCCGCTCTGCCAATGTCTGAACCTGGAACATTGCGTTGGATGCAACATTAACCATGTGCGTTACCGGGCTTGAGAGTAGGGCGTTGACATATTGCTCCATTGCAAAGTCGAATGTTTTTGCAAGCAAACCCTTTTCCGCATATCGTGCTTTGGCTGTTGGCGATTGCAGGGTTAGCATTTGATGAAAGTGATAGTCCATAAGACCATCATCCATTTCTGTCACAAACTTGTTTAATTGCTCGGCATAGTCTTTGGCATCAATATCAATTGTTGACAGATGCCGAACCACGGCAAGGCCGCGTCCATATTCACTAACATTCCCAGATACTTGCGCGGCGAGGTTAGACTGAATTGTTGCCAGCAAACGCATCTTTTTAAAACAATCTTCTTTGACGGCTATATCTGTTGCCTTGGCTCCTGTTGTCGCTAACGCCTCAATTTCTTTACCAAACTTTATCATAGCTACAATACCGGCTAGCGTGTCTTGTGCCGGAGCTACATCGCCAGCAGTGCGGCCAAGCATTTTATAGATAATGCCCTCATACCCAGTAGCGTTGGCAAGTTTCATCAAATCGTCCATCGACTTGGTGTCACGCTTAAGATAATCGAAAACCTCTTTGTTATTCTTTTTGATATTTTCTAGAACTTTAGTCAGACCAAAATCACCATCAGCAACATTGAACACAATGTCGTTAAATCCCTCTAACTCAAATATTTCACCAATACGGCCCAGGTCTAACCCTTTGCTGATGCCAGCGTTTTTGGCTAGTGATTCATTTAAAAGCTGGAGGTCTTCGTTTGGCATCGCCTTGATAACAAGGGCACCGCTCTCGGTTTTAGTAACGTCATCATCCGGCACTTTCATGCCGTGCGCTCTGTTCTCGGCTTTGCGAGTGGCTTCTGCTAATGATCCAAATGCTTCCTTAAGTATCTTGACCATCAGCCGCCTCCGTATTTGTCTGTGAGACACTAGCCGCTGTAACAGCCACAGGCCCGACAATGCCGTATTTCTCTAGTATCTTGACCGCTTTATCGTCAAAGATGACATAGTTGCGCTCTGCCGCCTCATCAGCCGTAGCTGCGCCCCTTGAGCCAGCGGCACGGTATTTGATGCCGGGGATGCCAGCTTGCGCCAGCAATTCTGAAGCCGCTTTATCGAAATTAGCAATAGGCAGCCTTTTGCTTTGCTCTACAAGGCTGTCATATTCTTTTGCCGCATCCTCACCTTTTTTGCTTACAAACTGCCTAATAGTGCCAATGTTTGTAACACCAGGCGGGGTGTCAGCATCCATAATTTTTTGAAGTTCTTTAAGTTTAATATCGATATTATCAAGCTGTTCTTGGGTCTTAACTCTTATGCTTGTTTCGATTTGGCCTATTAAGTCGCTGCCTCGCATTGTAAGTCCAGGATTGTCAACATTTGGATAGATTTGTTTTAGAACATTAATTGCTTTTTCTTTAACGGCTTTGCTCTGCTGGCTCAACGGCAAGTCATAATCCAGCAATTCGTCAGGCTTGGGCGCAAGGCCGACTTTGTACATTTTGCCTTCGCTTACTTCTGGCTCTACTAAGTCTTTCTTTATCTTTTGATAAATTTGTTTTTGCGCTCCCTGCCTAAAGCTAGATTGAGAAAGTGCATCTGCGTCATCTAAAGAAAATAGTCCTTGGCCTAGATTATCTAAAACAACATAAACATCATCATGCTCTTCTGGGTCGAAATTTCTATTTACATAATCAGCAAACTTTTCTTCATTGTCTGCTGTGTAAACACTATCCAAAGGCTTACCCTCAAGCTCTAAATACTTCGGCTCTTCCATAGCCTCTTTGTAAAACTTTGCTATATCCTCGCTGTCAGTAAAATACAGCCCATAGCCATAAGCCTGGTTGCCCTCACCAGTGCCGATCATCTCAACCCTAAACTCATCGAAGTCTGCGCCAGAGCCATGAAAGGCTATGATGCCGGGCTTGTCTTCAGTTGGCTTTACAATCGACACAGGGTTTTCAGCCGTTGGCGGCTCATAGTTTCCTGTCTCAAAATACCTAGCCTGTGCTTGTGCCATTGCATCGCCAGCGGAATCATTCGGATCGCGTCGCGCAGCTCGGCCAGCGGCAGATATAGCAGCATCAACGGCTGGCATAGGATCAGCCCCGGCAGTCAGCGTCACGCCGGTATCAGCCGCACGTTCAGCAATCCTCGCATCGGCAGCTTGCCCCGCTTTAACCACGCCCTCTTTGATTACATCCTTGCCAGCCGCTACCGCGCCGCCAGCTCCGGGGATCGACATAAACGAGCCAACTTCGGCAGCGTCCAACATCATCTTTTTGTCTTCTTGGCTAAGATCAGCCTGATTGTTTATAAAGTCTCTATACATCCCCAGAAACCGCTCTGAGCCTATGCTGTCAGATATCTTGGTCATGGTTTCTGTAGCGGCCTCTATGCGGCCCTGATCGCCGGGAAACAGCAAGCTAGACAGGCCACCAATAAGAGAGGCTACATCGCCGGGTAAGCCAGCAACACCAGCCGCCGTGCCAACCGTCATGCTACCGGCAGTCTGTGCCAAATCGCCAAGAGCCTCCGTGGTGCGCTCCATAGCTGTCCCGGTGTATTCTTTCTTAGGTGCATCACCGCCGGGGTAGAAAGCCTGACCCTCAACCCTTGGAACATCGACATAGGCACCACCCTCATTAATGACAATCTCGTGAGCGTCTTGTCTAGTTTGGTGCGAGGCCCGTCTTTCTTGTAACAAATCAACCATTACTGTGTCTCTAAGTATGTTCTAATAGTTTTAATTTGTGAATCTATTGCATCGTTTTGTGTTGGTATGCCGGGATCGCGTTGATTGGGCCGTAATATTTTTTGCCCCTTCAAGTAATCTATTACGCCTTCGTAATCATTGTTCTCAAAAATAGTGAACGATCTCCCTGCCTGTTTCAGGTCATTTTGTATTTCGTTCACATTAGTAATCTTTTTATCGGCTGCTTGTTTTTTGAGCTTTATTTCAACGGTTTTAAAATCTTCACTAATGTTTTTTGCGATAGTGTCTGCTATAGCTATGCCGTCAAAATCCAGACCTTTGTTTTTTGCTTCTTGAAATCTCCGTGTAAGTTCTGACTTTCCTCTTCTTGCTATTTGAGCCTTTTCAAAATTCGGGTCATTATCACTTATCGCTGTGTAAGTCAGCGGCAAATCAAAGGCTGAGAGTATGTCTTTTGCAGCGGCAAGCTCCTCACTTTCTTGGCTGTCAATCAGGTCATTTAATTCTTTTTGATCTTTAAGATTTAGACCGGGGGCGTATTTATCAATATCATCAAACGACAAGTCATCTGCTGCCGCTAAGTTCTGCACAACCTTTTTGATTTCTGGATCAGATACTGTGCGTATGCGTCCAGCATTGTTGAACTCATCAGTTAGCTCTTGTGCCTTTTCCGGGTTAATTCCTGCTAATACTTTTATATTCGCGTCAAACTCTCCCCTGTTACCGCTTGCCATAGACTTACGAACCAGAGCTATAGCTCCCGGCTCATTTCGTTGAGACTGATCGTTTGCCAGTTTTTGTTCTGCATCTGCAAAATCAATCTGGGCATTTCGCTCTTCACGCAGGGCTTTGCCAATATCGGTAAAAGACATCCCCTGGTCACGCAGCTCTTTGATGCCGTTCCGAACAGCGAGTGGTAAATTTGTAACTTTTCCTTGGCTAATTAATCCAATAGTATTGGTGGGTCTATCAGTGGCAAACGTGCCGTCAGCAACGATTTTTGTCGCGGCATCTTTAATGGTCCCATCCATATTGTCTAGGAATGTTTTAACTTCTGACCCACTTAAATGCGGAGACATTTTGCTAAGTTCGACAGCTCTCAAACCATCAATCGCTTTATTGCCGTCAGCCGTTTCTAATAGTGCCCCGATCTTTGGAACAGTAAAGGTTTTCTGATGTGCATCCCTTGCTGAAAACTCTAGCTGTTCGTCCTGTTTCTTGACGTATTTGTCTAGATACTTTGACCACATGGCGTTATTGGAAATGCCCATTTCAGCTCGGAACTTACGGGCAACAGCGGGGGATTGCTCATCAAGAACTGCACCATAGCCAGCGGCCACCGTATCCAAGGCGGTAGCAAAACTATCAACACTGAAATCATTAATACCGATGCCACTGAGAGCTTCAGCTTCTTGCGCTTCAGACATGGTGCCCTCAAGATGGGCATTAAATATAGAATTGATCCTGGTTACCTTGTCACTCGCCAATGCAGTGATTTCATCAGAGGCTATCGACAGTGCAGCCTTTCTGACAGCTTTGCCGTAGACCGTGGTCTGATCACCGGGCAGCTCTAGTGATGCACCGTCTGCCGCTGCTTCCTCAATCTGTTTTGCTGTGGGTGCGTTTCTTGCACCGTACTCGGCTCCCTCAATGACTGCCTTGCTTTCGGCTTGCTGGGCAACAAAGTTTGACATCCTCGATAGGCTTTGCGCTAGATTGCCTAGACCCCGTGCTTGGGCTTCAGCTCCGGCAAAGCTAACTCGCGGAACTCGGAGCGGGGTGAGGGTTTCCCTTAATCTGACTTGCTCTGCCATTACATCCCACCTGGAGCCATATCACGAAACATTGTATAGTTTCCGGGATTAGTGAAGCTATCCATCGGATATATCTGACCAGCCGTAACGGCAGTTTGACCAAGCTGTATGAACGCTGATGTCTTGGCCGATTGCATGATGTTCTTACCGGCGGTTCTATGCTGATCTGCCTGATACTTAGCCATCTTTACGGCCATCGTTGCATTATCCCGGCTAATCGTGAACTGGTTTACTCCCTCGCGGGTGTTTAATCTGGCAATCAATGCCGGGGTATCGCCGGAGGTAAACGGGCTAATATTACCCGCTGATGCCCGTGCCGTGTTTGCTGCTAAAACCTTTTCTAGATTTTTGAGTTTCTGGCTTGCCTCTGCTTTATAGTTTGCAGCTTGAACTCTGCCTTGAAGCACTGCCTGATCAGCTTTGGCCTCTTCAACCATTTGGGCTGCTTGGCCTTGTCGGTAAGTCGCTAAAGCACCGGCCCCGCCAACAATTGCTGATATTACTGCTAGTTCTACTCCACTCATTGGCCCACGCTCACTTTATAATCTAGTGCCAGTAACGTAAAAAATACCGGCTGGTTTTGAGAAATAGTTATCTGTGCATCTCGGCTATATCCGAGAAAGCCTTGGGTTTTTTTGGTGCCGGTAAATGTCGGCACGGTGCCAGCCCCACTGATTGGCACACTGTTCAAGGCGATTTCTTTGCCATTTAGCGTCAGGTTCTGCGTCCTGAATAAAATAGGTGTTACCTCTAGAATACGCCGTCGCTGGCCTTGCACGGTACCTGATGGCAGTCGAGGCTCAAACGGTTGGGTTTTTACGGTAACGGTGTAGTCTAGCCCCACCTCGGCATAAGATGCCGGAATGCCGCCCAGCGTTACATTGCCGGAGCTGACTGTTTGATCGGGGTCAACAATGTCATCGCGTATCACCTTGACCGTTTTGCCTTCAAGGTGGGAAAGGGAACCCGCAGTGGTAGAACCGGGCAAACCTTGATCCGGGGTTGTCGCGCCGGTAAAGTACTGAATACAAGCATCAGTTGTGCGATCATCGTCAAACACCTCCAGATAGTATTTGGTAGAGCTATTGATTGTTCGCTTGGTAATGACGTAAATGTTTGCCAGCTCTACGCCAACATCGACAAAATCACCGTCAGTTGACAGGCTAGACGGGGCTACAATCTGTTGGCCGCGATTCAGCATGAAAGCAGCGATAGTGCCCGTAAACCCCGTGGAGCTGCTTCTATAGCCAGCCGTGCTACTTCCGTTCAAGATCAACAACAGATCGCCCTCAGTGGTGTCTGTTGCGGCTCTAAGGGCCATTCTCTGGGGGTCAATAATCATATGGCTCGACAGCAAGCTGACATTGTTTGCCACATAGGAAAGCTCAACATCGCTGAATAACATTTCACGCAATGCCTTGCCCTGTCGCTGAATAAACAACGTGCCGGATTCAGCAGCTTGTGGCCTGATGCCAAACTTGGAGCCGCGCCGGGTGGCTGACTTCACCGTGATGTTACTTGGCGTAATCGGATCAAGATCAGCTTGAGGAATAAAAAACTCAGCCCCGGTGGTAAATATCTGTAAGTCTCTACCAGACCTAATCCCGGTGATTGCGTTGACAACGTCTGTCGTTAAAGAAATTTGTATGGCATCATCGTCAAGAGCCTCAGATTGTTTGAAATTAAAAAAGTCGTTAACTTTGCTGCCGAAGAGAGTGGTTGGCAGTGAAGCACTGCCGCCAAAGTACAACCGGCCCTCATGGAAAGTGCAAGTGCGAGGCCAGCCACGGCTATTAGCCCAAGCATCCTCATAGCCTGATTCAATCTGATAGTTGCCCGACGCAATGGCATCAGTGCTAAAAAACGGGACTTCCGTGACAACAAGAACTTCAGTTGAACTATTGAACTGTATTATCCGAGCGCGGCCAAAACCATTGGTAACGTTGATAAATTGATCTACATTACCACTTGAAAAGATACTTGAACTGGCAGTGATCTTGACAGTCCCATCTACCGCGTCTGGCGTGATTGTGCCGGATGGCGTTGTTAGGCTTGTGGTGAATGCAACTTTTGGAATCGTCAAGCTCAGAGCTGATATTGTCCAAGTGGTATTGTTTGCCCCACGCACAATCTTAAACGGTGCAAAATTTTCATGTACAAGGATCAATGTGTCGGAAGACTGCGTGTAATACAGCTTATTTATGTCATAGGTGCCCACGGAATAGACCGTTCCAACATTATAGTCAGCATAGGAAAGGCCCGTGCCATTGATATTGGTGAGCAACGTGTTGTCAGCGTAAAAACGGAATCTGATAGCAATGCCTGATAATGCGGTTGCTACGATCATAAAAGATTGCTCGGTACTGAACTCAAACGGGATCAGCATTGTTCCGTTAGCAGCATTGTCACTTGTTAGATCAGTCAGAAACCGTAAGCCCGGACGGCGAGAGAAACCGCCTTGCGGCTCAAAGATGACATTCTCAGCCAAGTCAACAGAGCTATAGTATTGCTGTAAGTCAATCCGGCCTCGTAGCAGGGGATCAAGCTCACCTATAGTAAACGACGATTGATATTGTTGTATCCGGCTCATCTAACGTCCGTAAGCAAATAATCTCCAACAACTGACGGTGTCTGGCCTCCAGCATCGATGTTTGCTGCTTGCCGGAAATAACCGCCACGGAACCCCTCAGCGGCAGTGCCTAGGGCAACAGACCGCCAGTATTCAGATTTTTGTGTTTGATCGGTGATAATCTCAGCTAAGTGCCAAGCGATTTGGTAGGCAAGAAGCTGAACGAAATATGTCGGCATCAGCCCTTCGCTGACAGCCTTTTGATAATCTATATGGATTTCTGTAGCGTCCGTAATTAGGACCGCGCCACCAGCGGTGGACTGCGCTATTTCCCATGCCTTGAACAATCCAGCACCCGCCGCACTACTGGTTCGCACCGCAATCGGCACCCCGGTTATCATATCGTTTGGCAGCAAATACTGCTTGTCGTACTCATTGGCCGGGGCAATGCTGTCTTGGGCCAACTGTGTTTTGGCTATGGTGAAGGACCAGCGATATAGGCCGAATGTTTGCAGTTTGATTTCGTTGTAGATGGACGAACAAGCCTGAGCGGCTGGCGAACCATCTGAGAATGACGTGATAGCCTCGGCTCCTAGAAGCAACAGACCTTTGTTACAGATTGAAACATTAGTGTCACCGACAGCCATCAAACACCTCCAGAAGAGAAGAGGGGGCGGCAACCCGCCCCACTCGATTAGTCGCTATCAGTTTGACTGATAGATGTACCGTCAGAGACATCGACCACGCCTGATGCGTTAGACACAACAGTGTGGATAGATGATGCCAATGTACCGCCGGTAGATGTCACCGAAATGATTACATCGCCGACTGATACGTCATCTGACACGTCGTTGAAATATCCAGCCCCATCCACGGTGCCGACAGCGTCGGTTGTGGTGTAGGTGAATAGTTGCGGTGCAGTGCCTTTTTTAGACTGACCACCGATTGGGTTCCAACCCGCTCTTGCGAATGCCATTGTCAGCCCTCCTATTCTTCACAGATAACGTCAACAATGCCGTCAACATCGATGGCAACAGCCCCCATCGACAGCATAGCCGTGATAAGGAATGACGTTTTTTCTGGGATATAGTTGATTTCTGTTTTTGGTGCGATACCAACAGCAACGCCTAGTGCCGAACGATGGAACGCAAAACAGGTACGATCAGCGGTTGCCAACGGCAATCCACCCTCGTCACGATCTCCCACAATGTGGAAGGTAAAGCCCATCATCTGGTTGATTTGACCGCCAACGAGAGCTTGCAGCGTCTGAAAGTCACTCGAAATCGCACGTTCATCGCCCAGCAATCCAGCCAGGTTATTAGCGTGAATCACAAAATGACGATCATTTGCTGGGACGTTCTTAGCATCAAGCCCTTTTTTCGCGGCAATGATCTTACCAACATTCAGATTTGATGCAGCGGCAGAACCAGATGTCACCACTGTTTTAGCAACTGTAGTACCAGCCGAGGCTGCGTTCAGGGCATCAATAATGATCTGATCCTCACGACGGCCAATAGCATTACCAACTACTTGGGCCAGCTCTTGCCGCTCGTCAAAATTTACTTTGGCTTGATCGAACACATCCGAGTACTCAGCAGCCACGAAATTAGAAAGGCTACAAGAAACCTGACTAAAGCTGGCGTTGATAGGCACGACATCTGTGGATGGAGTACGCACTGACGCTGTACCTTTACCCACCTTCGGGAACTTGACGGTATCACCGACAACACCCGTTCGCGTCCGGGCAGCTCCACGAAGCACGGCAGAAGACTGATAAGCCTGATGCACCTCTGCTTCAAAAAGCTGAACAAACGCTGGAGATAGATTTGTTGACATGACTGTCACTCCTTTGATTGAACACACAAAACTTTCGCCTTGTAGGTTATCGGGAGTGATCCCGGCCTCTGGCTACGCGAACGTCGCGCACGGTGTATTTCTACACGCCAGACCGGCCCTTGTTGGGTTATCAGTCACAATCCTAAATATACTACAAGCTGTAGCTTGTAAATAGCCAAGTGGGTACATTTAGTATTTGTACAAAAAAGATGGGGCCGAAGCCCCATAGTTTGCGGAGAAATAGATTTAAGATGTTCCGTATCTTTTGTTGTATTCACTTTCTACAACTAGCTGCTTCTTTCTGTCCGACGCATAATCAGGCTCTGACATCAGGCTTAACATTCTAGCCTTAAACTCGTCTTCGCTTTCACCGGCCTCGGTGACATCAGCAATCGGTATTTTTGATAGATCGCCGGTCATGCTGCGAACCTTTTGCAGCAATCGTTGCCCAGCCGCTGAACCGCCCCACATATCAAGTTCTTCGCGCTCTTCCTCAGAAATCACGCCTTTAGTGAGCAAACCATTAGACCATTCCATGTTTGATTTAATAATGGCATCAGCATTGCTGCCCAGCTTTTGATGTTCTGCTTTGAGATCAAGAGCCATTTGTTGACCGGCCTCACCAGCAATGCCGCCAATAGACCCGGCTAGTTCAGTAAAGGCTTCCTGATTAATGCCGTATTTTTGTGCCCACTCCAGATAGGTTGAGACAACCGGGTCATCCAACTCATAGCCAGCTTCAGTTAAAACATCAGTGTTGTATTGACCGTCTGCTGGTGGTTTGTGATCGCCGTGATGAAACTTTTTTTCTAATTCAAGATTACTTTTGACTAACCCTTCTAGGTCTGGTCCTTCTTTCTCATCCCAGTGCTTTGCCGGGAACCAATCCGGCCTTTCGTAGATTTCGTCCTCATCCTCCCCCGCAGCTTGCTCGGTGTCTTGCGCGAGGTGGGAGATACCTTCATCTTCGACATTTTCCTGTTCTTCCTGTGCTAAAGCGGCTTGGGCCATCAACCCATCAGGAGCCGGAGCTTCAGCCGGTTGTTCCTGAGTTTGTTGGTTATCGTCATCGCTCATTTGCTCTTTTCATCCTTTGTTGTATTTCACGCACTATGCTGTTCTGACCTTCCCGTGCATGACCGAAAGAAGCATCAGCCCCCGGCACCCAGGCCGGTTGCTCAACTGTTACCGATTGCAGATATTCCAGAACCTTGGCCCCAGCCTCAGTTTCAAAACATCTTTTAAATTGTATATCGATGTCTCGTTGATGATCCTGATTGACAAGGCGTATTGGTGCATCGCCTGTTTCAAGGCCATCCCATCCGGGCGAGTTTATACTGCGAATTTTCTCTGCTTGGTCCATTATTCAGCCGCCTGTGGTTCTTCAACCATTCCTTGTTGTTCTGCCGCCATTTGAGCCATCTGCATCATTTGCTGTTGAATCGCTTGGCGTTCTTGTGGTGTGGTGCGGAGTTGGGCCGGGATGCCAAGCTGATCGGCTATGTAATCGCCAACCGCCTCCATCTTAATCAGGGTTTGACCTTGCGGCCCGAGGCTCTGTGCAATCTGCATGAACTGCATAACCTCTTGTAGCTTTTCAGCATTGTTTGCCATAGCCAGTGGGCTGACCGGCACAACTTGAACCTCCAAGCCGTTGACCTTCAAAGGCAAGTCAATCATGCCCATTTCATCCATTAGTTCGAGGCTACGCCGGACAATCGGAAACATTGTCTCGGAAATCAGTCTGCCAAACGCACTGCCCAGGTTCTGAGATAGCTCGGATAGCTTGGCGTTAATTTCAGTAGCAGACCGGGCACTCATGTTTTCCGGGGTCAGGCTTTCATCAAGCAATGCCTTTTTGATGTTCGCTCGTAAATCGTTAGCGACGATCTGGCTTAGATTAGCATCCCCAGACCGGGGCAGCGGGGCAAGGGAGGGACCACGCGGCCCACCGTTTGAACTAACACCAATGACGGCACCGGGTACAATCGATATGGTCTGAGGATTCAATACACCATCATCGACAGCCGTAAACACACCGCCGATAGATATGCTTGCATTTTTCAGAGTTAATTCAACAACCTTGTTTAATGTCTTAATGTCAGGTAGAGCGTAAAGAACTGGCCCCCGGCCATACCGCTCGTTGGATGCTTTCATGTACCGGCTGATGACAAACGGAAACGATTTGAGGTCACGGTGTAATAGTTTGATGTCTTCTTCCATCGTTATCAGGCAATAGGCAATCTCGCCGTCAATCGTATAGGTGGCCTCCAACAATTCGATCTCTTCGGTTTTGTCCTCTTCATATTTTTTTGCCAGCTCTTCAGGAATATTGGCATCCGGGAACTCTTGCTGTAGGAGGCGAAACGGGCGTTTCAGCCTACGATAGACAGTGTCAACGGTGCCATCTGGCCCTTCTTCAAACGCCACATGATAGCTAGGAATGGCCGTGTATCGTATGGGTGTTACTGCATCTCCGGGTTGGATCAGCATGACAGCGGTGCCAATCGCAAGGTCCAGCAAAAACTCACCCATCGCCAGATCAAAGCCAGACTGCATCATCACGCCAAACATTTTTTGGCCGTATAAATCCAGAGCTTGCTGGGCTTCTACTTTATTGGCTTGCGGGATATCGTCACCCGGTTGCAACCGGCACCAACTGCGCTGGGGAGGAAAAAGGCTTGACTGGATACGGTTAGCAAACCGGGCTGTTGAGTGAATCGCAGTGCTATCGAACACCCGTTTCATTTTGTTCTGGCCGGGAACCTTGCCCTCAAAATAGCCATCATAGAGGTTTCGCATTGGCAGAGCATATTCGTAGGCTTCCTCATAGATAGACCGCCAATGCTCTTTATGCGTGTCTGATTTCTTATAACGTTTTTTGATTTGTTCGACGCTTAGATTAGCCATATCACGCTTTCTTGTGCCGGTTCGCAAAATTACGGGCTGCTTCTACTGAGCCAAACCCCCAGGCTTTCAGGGCAAGTGCCTTTCTAGTGGGGTTGCCCTTGTCATCTTTCATCGGCCCCTTCATTCCGGCAAATCTAGCAGCAAACGATATGCGTCGAGGATCAGTGCCGGTCTTCAGAGGACGCTTGAGGTTGGCCCCTTCGGTTTGCTTGAAATGCTTTCGGCCAGCTTCATTGAGGCCACCCTCTGGGTTTTGAAAGCGTTTAGCTACCATACGCCTTAGTCTTCTTCTTCCCTATTTTCTTCGCTGCCGCTTTCCTCATCTTGCTCATCTTGTCCGCTTTCTGCGACAGTGGACGTGCCCCCATTTTCTTGCCGTACATTTTCGCT